AAGTTCACAGTAAAAACATCTACGAAAGTAATTTCAGTTATAGGATTCATTTGTGATGAAAGAATCAAAAGGGTAGCATCGGAATATATCGATTCACCTGTCAGTGTGTCTGAATTGCCGCCCAATGGACCTCGAACTTTGGGTGCGATGCTTTTGTATTGATCAAAGTTATCTGGAAAGCCCATTCCTTTCATCCAATTATACAGTTCCAAGTAGTTATTCATGTCTTCATCAACACGAAAAGTGATCTGCAGATCACCGAACTCCAAATGATCACCAGGCATTGGAAGCTGAATAAAGGGGGTTGGCATCGTGGTTCTATTCAATGCTACAGAAGGAAGGATCACAGACTGAATAAACCAATTCATCGTAGGTGTTTTCTTGATAGAAAACTTATAACCCAAAGGTGATAAGAAATTCTTATTCGTGGGTTGACTTCTAATATCAGCCATACATAATCCTTTGTTTAAGGATATTTATATTAAAAGAAAGGAGAACATTGCGTTCTCCTAATTTTATAATTTTCTTTTTATAAAAAGCAAAGGGGCCGAAGCCCCTTTGCATCAGTCAACACTAATATTACATTAGGTTGTTAACTAGCACTCTACGATAGTACTTGTTGGTGTCTTGCTCTAGAAGACCAAGGCCAACGTTACCAGTATCACTTGTTGCGCCGCCCTGAGCAAAAGGATTGGCGACCATGCCGTAGCGGGTCTTGAATCCAATCTTTGGCTGGAAGCTGTTCTGATCTACTGCACGAACCATCTGGAGAGGAACGTATGGGCAATAGAAGAGACCGGCGTCGAATGCATTGGCACCCTTGTAACCAACTGTCATATAGTTGCCAGTGGTGTAGGGGTCAATGTATACGCGGATGCGGCCATTGAGAACACCGGCAAAGGTATTACCTGTGTCGTCAACGTTTAGGTTGTTGCTGTTTAGAGCAGGGGCGTAATCAAGAACACCGGCCATCTGAAGAGCAGAAGCTACGTCAGAGGAGCAGATGATGATGTTGCCTTTGCCGCGACGGGTATCTTTAGCAATCTGATTAGCTTCACGCTCAACCTGAAACATTAGGCCCTTGAACTTCTCAACTGACCAGCGGCCGTTGGAGTCTGTGTCAAGGTCGAATACACCGGCTGTTGTTACGCTACCAGTATTGGCACCACGAACTGCTGTGATATTAACTGTACGAATTACTTCGCGGTTAATTTCAGCAAGGATTTCAGCTGATAGGATGTTGGAGAGCTCGGTCTCAGCGTCTAGGCCATGGATTGCCTTTAGATCCTGAGCAAGTTCCATCGTGTATTCAGCTTTTAGTGCACGGCTGCGAGCAGTTACTGTTACCTTCTCGATGCTGAAAGCCATTTCAGCAAAAGCAGGATTGCTTGTTGTGCCTAGTCCTTCGGCGTTAGCAGTTGGTAGACCAATACCTGTGTTGTAAAGACCGTTACCAGCATTGGTGTTTGCGTAAGGCACTGTACCAACGTGGGTGTTACCAATCTGGCCATTGGTTTCATATTGTCCACCGGTCTTTGAAGAGAAGGTGGTATTGGCTTCGTTATAAAGAGCTTCTACTCCGTCCTGTGCGCTATAACGTGCACGCATTGCGAAGATAAGGCCTGTTGGGCCTGTCATTGGCTGAACGCCGCAGATGTCATAAGCAACGAGGTTTGGCATTGAACGACGAACCAAGCTGATTAGAACTGGATCGAAGGTGTCAATGTTGCTACCTGTTGCGTTGGTTGCAGCATCTTCACCTAGAAGACGTTGGCCACCGACTTGAGCACCGGCTTCGCGAAGTGCGTTTTCTGTGTTTTCTAAGATTACTGCGGTAACAGCGCGACGATGAGCGTCGGAGATCTTTGGTAGATCAGGATGCTCTAGTACGGGCTGCCACTTTCTTTGAGCTTCTTCAGTTAGAATCATTTGGTTTCTCCCTTTTTAGCAATTAAGCTTAACTGTTTTACTTATTTATAACGAATTGGTTTTTAACGAATTGTTGTTCTTGAAATGGCACTGACATACTTCGACATCACGCCGGATGCTACCGCTGCAGGCTCTTCACCATCAAATGATTCTTCAAGAAGATTAGCAGTCTTCTTGCCGCCATTTGCTGGAAAATAATTTTCTTTGACTATGAGAAGTTTCTTTTTGAAATTCTCAACATCATCGAAATCAACACCTTCAGCGAGCTTCTTAAACTTTTCTACTTGAGAAAGAGTTAGTCCTTCTGAAACTTCATTAAAAATTTCTTCAGTTGACATCTCGTTGAGGGAATCTCTTAACTCAATGTTTTCATTGACTGCTTCATTGAGTTTTGCTTCGAGCTCTTCTACTCTTAGAGCAAGCTCTTCTACAACATTGACTTTTTCTTCAGGAACTTCAATGTAGTGTTCAGCAAATAAATTCTTTAATCCATGGATGAAGTCTTCTGTGATCTCTGAGCGCAATGAAGTCTCAATAGCAACTTCATTTTCCTTTACCCACTCTTCAACCACATAGTTTAGGTACTGATCGATTTTACCAGTTAGATCTTGTAGCTGTTGAGCGTAGCTCTCTTCAATCTCTTCAACTTTTTCATTGAGCTTATTAGCATATAGCTCTTCAAGCTGTTCTGTTACTTCGTTGATGCGATACTTGACTGCCATTTCAAAAATGGTTGAAGCTTTTTCTTTGAATTGCTCTGAAAGATCTTCTCCATCAAACATTGCATCAAAGTGCTCGCCCATCTTTGCTTTAATGGTTGCTGCATTACCAGCAGCGTCGCCATCAGCCTTTGTGTTATTTTCTGGATCTGTTTCTTCAACACCAGGATTGTTGGGATCTTGAATCTTCTGCATTGGATCACCCTGTGTTTTGCTATTGCCAGGGGCTTTAGCACGAACTCCTGTAGGTTCTGCAACTTCAGAAGAACCGGTGGCTCCACCGCCGACAGAAACTTTTTCATCAAGTATTTCTGTTTCTTGATCTTCTGATTCGTTTAAAACATTTTTAATTGCTTCTCTTAGTCTCATTTTAAGCGACTCCTTTAATTATTTCTTACTTATTTATTAAAAGTTATAATTTAACTAGTTCGTTGATAAATGACTTGAAAGCATTTATCTTTGTTTCAGTTAATCTTTTACTTGGAGCTTTCTTGATAGATTCATGAAGCTCTTCAACTTTTTGTGCTTTAAGGAGTCCATTATCCCATACCCACTCGACCCCTTCCATGATGCCTCTTACGAACGCATCCGGTGCGGATGGATCCGCAACTATGTCTGCAGCGGTTGCTAAACGAAAATCGTCTTTAACCACCATACAACCTCTTGATTTGTCTTCTTCAAGAGAACCCATACCACGAGTAGAAACACCTAAAGAGCCGCCACCGTCCATTAGACCACGCACAATATTACCCATGGGTGTTTCCATGATTTTGGCTCGGCCAATGAAGTTGCTTCCTTCTTGACGAAGATTTGTGATTAAGTGAGAAACGCGATCTAAATTGATTGAAGGTCCGTTTGGATGACCTAGTTCACCGTAAGCTCTTCCTTGCTCAACTGCTTCTTTCATATATCGGCTGCATTCTTTCTCAAGAATCTCACCGGGATATACTCGGCCGTTCCTATTTTGAATATCGGCCTGCATGAAGATGCCTTCGATAAAATAGTTCTTACCAGATTCTTTGTTTTCTACGATGTACTTTAAGTTTTCTACTTGTTCGCATATAAGTTTCATGGTAGTTCCTTAGCTTGTGTAACCTGTGCTCATCGGGATCTTCTGCACTTCTATAATTAAGTGACCATTTCCCGTTCCAACGAGCTTAGCATCTATAGCAGCATCTGAGTTAGCAATTAAAGAACACCCTGAACCAGCAAAATCCATAGTACCACTGTCTGGTAAAGTTAAAAGTAGAGTTGCACCTCTTGATATAGTCCAATAACCGCCACCAGCAGCACCCCAAAATACTTGTGTTATTGCAGCCCCAGTTAAGACTTCAGCACCAGTAGCTATAGTAGAATTAGTGGTGTTCCCAACTGCGTTTATTGTAGCGTTTGCTGTAA